CGATATAAGCGATAAGCTCATTTGCATCTGTCAAACTGCTATCAACGGCTTGCGTGTATGCCACTACTTTTGCTTTTAACATTTCGTTGTTCATTGTTTGCAGCCTTCTGGTGTTTGTATTAGCTGATAGCCTTTGATGTTGCCTCGCTCACCAATTCGCTTTAACTCCCAACCTTCTTTTTTTAACTTATAAAGCTGATTTCTCAGTGAGCCAGTCTTTTTAAAATCCTTAACCCTCACCCTGCCTTTCTTGGTCAAATCCAGCTTGACGCGCTCATAGATTGTTTGATTTGCCATTTCCTACGCTCCTTTTGCTGCGATTGTTGAAACTGAAAACCTTGCCTGTATTCACCGCTTGTCTTGCGCCATGCTGTTTGTAATATTCATCAATAGCTGCTTGATCTGGGCTTACCTTTGGGTATGTTGACCGCCTGTGTGCGTTCCTCTCTTTTTTCACAATTACCCCCAATGAATAAGTAGATAGACTGCGATTGCAGCAAGTGTGATGACTAAGACCACGGTTTTGATGCTTTGCCAAAACTGCGCATTTACATCGGCTTTGCGTTGCCTACCTGCTTCGTTCGCTAACTTCACTTGATACCGCTGCTCGTCAATACGGTCTTGCTTGATACCTGCTGCCAGTGCTTCGTTGGCTTGTGCTTCGTTCCATTCCATGTCTACGTGTCTCCTTGCACATTCTTGTTTGTAGTGATCGCGGTGCATCATCTGAGCGTGGGTGATTTCACGCACAAACGCCTCCTCATCAAATGTATTGCTCATATCACTAACCTTCTTCTGTAGTTGCGTTTAATAACTCAATGAGCTTTTCACCAATGCTGTGACTAGGCTCTTTGGTTAACCCAAGTTTGATTTGATTAATTGCTGCTTGAGACACTCCGCACTCATTGCCAATGGCTTTTTGAGTCCAACCTGCCTTTTTAAGCTCAGCAATGATTTCTTGCCATTTGGTTTGCATGATTGCTTCCTCCGTTTTACTCATTATATAAGAATACTTGTAAAAAACAAGCGTTTTATAACTTTACTTGTTGACATAAAAACAGTTTACTTGTATTTTGTTTGCTATATTAACGATGAGACTTATAAATTATGGGCATTTTCATGAAAACACTTGGCGAGCGCATCAAAGAAGAGCGTAAAAAGCGCCGTTGGTCACAAGCCGATTTAGGCGTAAAGGTAGGCGTGTCACAAGCTGCTATCTCAGAGATAGAGCGCGATGTGCCAAAATCTAGCGGACTGGTCATACCTATAGCTAAAGCATTTAAAGTTGATGTTAGCTATCTAACAGACGGTAAAGAGAATATATCTAAGCAAATAGCAGACAATAGCGACATTATTATTATTGGTGGTGATAGACACGGCCAAGTCGCTGATCCAAAAGAGTATGTAATGATTCCGCGCTATGATGTGCGTGGCTCATGTGGCGAAGGCATTGATATAAACGAGGTCAATATAGTTGATGGTATGCCTATGCCAGTAGCTTGGATTCGGGCGCAGAACTTACCAGAGGCGCACCTATTGGCAGTAATAGAGGCAAGCGGCGATAGTATGCAACCGACTATTGAGGACGGTCAGACGCTAATTGTGAACACTGTTGACACAGACCCAAAAAGCACTAAGATTTATCTGATATGTATTGACGGCAAGCTATTCATAAAGCGTCTTATCTACACTCCTACTGGCTGGATAATGCGCTCAGACAATCCAAATAAGAACAACCACCCAGACTTTGTGATTGAGTCAGAGAGTCTTGACAACATCGACATTCAAGGTCGTGTGGTTTGGCAATCAGGTATGTTATAACTTCAAAGCTCTACTTTTAGAATATCCAAATCAACCACTCTTAATGAGTGGTTTTTTTGTGCCTGCCTATAATTCACCTATAAAAAATACAACTTTACGCATAATTACAATTATTTTACTTATATTTATAAGTATTCTTTTGACTTATTTTAAAAGTTTACTTATAATAAGTTATCGCAACGAACAACGCAGACGATGCAGCGATCACTATTTAACGCAACTGAGACAACAAGAAGTTAATTAATTATTGGCAGTTATCACTAGCTGTCAATGCTGAGTTAACTAAGGAGAACAACATGCAAAACAAAGGCTTTCAAATCGGTGATTACGTAGTACATCCAAGCGGTCAAGTTTGGTGCGTACAGCAAAATGAAATGATCTACTCAAGCACTTACGAGGATTGCGTAGAGTTTGTGAACAACATCACGAGCGAATAGCTAGTAAGTCATAGCCGTTTTAATCGACGGCTATCGCGTACTAACTAAGAGGATAGATAAATGATAAGCAAAAACTGTGAGCGATGCGATAAGGAAATGAGTGTAAGGCAAGCGGACATTGATCGTGGCTGGGGTCGGTTCTGCTCAAAATCCTGTAAAGCCAAACAGCAAACAAGCAAGAAGGGTTACGCCTATAGACGTGATTATGAAATTGACGACCTAGAAGATTGCGGACACCCAATGGCTAGCGGTTATTTCGGTCACGGACAAAGTTAACACCCACAAAAAAGCCCTCGCCGAGTGGAATCAATGAGGGCTTTACTTACTAACAAGCGAGGACATTATGACAGATTCAATCAGATTAGACAATGACGCAGATCATGAAAGAAATGCGATTTACGTCATCAAAGGCGACATGGGTATCAAGATTAACTTTGATGCTGACATTAGCGAGCACGGTACACGCGGTGAATGTTGGAATGGTCAAGTGATAGTAGACGGTAGTAGCTGGGTCGAAGTAGATAGCACCAACGCCCTGACGGTTAACCATGTTTACGACCCTGCTGACGGTTACGAGACAGAAGGTAGCTACACGATAACAGACGCAGACAGACCGCGCATTATCCAGCTAATCAAGCAAGTTATCACAAACACTGTCACAGCCAGACCAGCGGCTTACGACTACTACGCAGCATAAGGAGATAACGATGTTAAAGAAAATAGTAGATATGGGTGTTATCTCCGCAATCTTTTACTACGAGACTGACGGTGACACAGCCGTCATTCATGAGTTAGAGCTTGGCGGTGCTGAGTCGGTACGCTTTCCGCTTACTGACGATTGGGATATCAAGAACTTTAGCAAGATGCTGAGCAATGCGATTGATATGGACGTTGTGGTTTATGAAAGCGAGGTGGCGTAGATGAATATTGAAACTATTACCAACTGCTCAGAGCATCATTTTTTGATGCTTTTCAAAAAGCAGCCGTTGCCACCAAGTGGGCTTTTACTGCACGTACCGACTGATAACTACAAGTACGATTTGTACTTTCACTTAGTCGATGCTGAGACGGTCAAAGTCTCAATGTATCGCTGGTATCAAGGCGAATCATACAGAGAGTTGCAAGACAGTTTTGTTGTAAGTGCAAATGATTATGTTAGCAATATCGACATCGTAGATAAGTGCTTATCCGCAAAAGGGGTGCGTATGAGTGGTGGCTGCGCTTGGGTTGGCCAGTCAGCGGTCAAGGGTATTTTTAGTAGTTATGCCAAGTTTGAGCAAATCGAAGTACAGACAGACGATGCTCAGATGGGGTTTGACTTTGATTGTGAGGTCACAGCATGAAATCAATCCTAACCTACGCTGTTTACTTCGCCTTTGGCGCATTGGTCGCAAACATGGCACTTGCCGAAACAGTCATAGTCGATGACAAAGCCTATCAATTGGTCGAGATTGACGGCGAGCTACTTGTGAGCAACGAGTGGGAGCCAGTCAGCGAGAGTGGCTACACGGACGAGTATTTGGCGAGTGACGAATACAAAACGGTTAAGGCTGCGAATGAATCATTGAAACGGATTAAGGATGGTGAGTTATGAAATACCGACTAGCTTGGCAAGATACCAGCACGATTTACGAGCTGATAAGCACCGATCTGGGTTACGCACAGCTTAGAAATATCAAACTAAACACAATCAAGTGGTCTGAGGTTCGACACTTGGTAGAGCATAAGGAATAAGACGATGAACAATCAAAACATAGACGGATTGAGCAGTCAGATATCAGTAATGGCTGAAAATCTAAGTATGAAAGACGTGAGTAATGAGAGCTTGCAAAACACTCTATTGAACACGGTTTTTAAGGGCGCGAATTACGATCAGCTTGTGTCACTCGTGATTGTCGCTAATCAGTATGGTTTAAACCCATTCACTAAAGAAATTTACGCCTTTCCAAGCAAAGGCAGTATAACCCCTATTGTGTCGGTTGATGGTTGGTCGAGAATTATTAACGACAATCCGCAATGTGACGGCATACAGTTTGAGCAAGATGACGTAAGCGCCACTTGCAAGATTTACCGCAAGGACAGAACGCACCCAACTATCGTTACTGAGTATCTGTCCGAATGTGAAATGACCAATAGTCCAGTTTGGAAAAAATACCCTAAACGCATGTTGCGCCATAAAGCATTGATTCAATGCGCCAGGATAGCGTTTGGTTTTAGCGGTATCTATGACGAAGATGAAGCACAGCGCATCAATAACGGTCAAGCGAATGTCATGAAGGACGTTGAGCCAGTAGATGACGGCTATGAAGACTTCTTTATTGAAACACATGCAAAGTTAAGACAAGCCGCTGAAAAAGGTACTGACAGTCTTATAAAAGCACATAAGTTTTTAACAGAATCAGGCGATAAAGAGCATGTTAAGCGTTACTGGTCTGACCAAAGTGCAAACCTAAAAGAAATCGCACAGCAAGCAGATATTGACAATGCAGAACAAATAGATGATGCGGAGGTGGTCGATGAACCTACTACAGAGGCATGATGAATGGCTCGCTGACAGGGTTGGCAAGATAACTGCCAGCCGTGTCAAAGGTATTGATGCCAAGCCCCAAAAGGGCAAGGCATTGAACCGAACCATGATAGAGCTATTGGTTGAAAGGCTGACTGGTGAAGTTGAAGACAGGTATATCAATGCAGCAATGCAATGGGGCATTGACCACGAGCCTGATGCAATCGCAAGCTATGAAAACATCACTGGTGAGTTTGTCGTTGGCTGTGGATTGATTGACCACCCTACTATCTCAATGAGTGGCGCAAGTCCTGACGGTTTAATTGGCAAAGATGGATTGCTTGAAGCTAAGTGTCCGAACCGTGAAACGCACATGAACACGATATTGACGCAGAAAGTACCTGACGAATATATGCCGCAAATCACTTGGCAGTTGGCTTGTACTGGTCGCAAGTGGTGTGACTTTGTTAGCTATGACCCGCGATTCCGTGAAGACCTGCGAACCGTCATTGTTCGTGTGCATGTCGATGATGTTGATATTGAAGCAATCGAAAACGATGTTGCCGCTTGCAATGCCAAGCTAAACCAAATTATTGAAAACTTAATCAAAACTAAAGAAGGTGAAACCGTATGAGAGGCGTAAACAAAGTAATAATCATCGGTAACTTGGGCGCTGACCCTGAGACACGTCAATTCGACAACGGCGGTAGCGTGACCAATATTTCGGTTGCCACGTCCGAGCAATGGACGGATAAGCAATCAGGCGAAAAGCGAGAGTCTACCGAGTGGCATCGTATATCTTTTTCAGGTCGCTTGGCAGAGGTTGCAGCACAGTATTTGCGTAAAGGCAGCAAAGTCTATGTTGAAGGCAAGCTAAGCACTCGCAAATATCAAGCACAGGACGGCACTGACCGCTACGTGACCGAGGTTAAAGCGTTCAGTATGCAGATGCTAGACAGTCAAGGCGAAGGTCAGCAGCAAAGCAATCAAGGCTATCAGCAGCCGTCAAATAATCAGCAAGCGCCCAATCCTTACGCGCAGCAAGTCGCACAGAACGCGCAAGGCATGAAAGGTCAGGTCAATAACCAGTTTGCACAGCAGAACCAAGCGCCACAGCAATTTAATAATCAGATGAATCAGCAGCCGAATAATCAGCAGCCGATCTCTATGCCGTCTGGGCCAGTAGATGACGACATACCTTTTACCAGACACTTTGATGGAGAAATGTTATGAGCTGCTGGGCTGAGTGTAATGAGGATCATGAATTACCACAAGTTGGTAAGTGTGAAAAATGCGGTGGTGGCATAAATAAGGACGGAAAGACCGTTGAGCTTTGTTGTAGTTACTCTCCGATTTGTGAAGTTTGTGATTGGGCGCCTTGCGACCATAGTTGTTAAAAGTTTCACCCAGCTCAGGGGGCTAATACTGAGACGCGTATAGCTAGATGGTGGCGATTAACCGTTAGCAGCCAAGATTGACAATCCTTACGTGTGTTGGCGCACATGAGCTTTGAAAAAGCAGTCGAGGCAAGGCCGAAAGCCCGCGATAAGGGCACCCTATTTATTGATGAGGATAATAAAAATGACAATTTGCAGAGCTAAAGTAAGAGAATTGATTGATGAGGCGGTAAACGAAGGTGATGGTTGCCACCGCGATTATGTGGGCAAAGGCATTAATCATAGCGAGTATTACGAGGCTATTGAATACGCTATCGATGCTGTGACAGATAAGGTTATGGCATTGATTGATAAGGAGCAAAACGATGAGTAATTTACAGCCGTTGAAATGGGACGATTTAGACAACGACCCAATGCTAGCTCCAGTATCTTTAGCCGAAAGTCCTATGCATCATTACACAGTGCTAAAAGATGGCGAAGGTGTTAGGGTTCGCTATGCAAAAAAAGGTGCTGACTTTGATTATGCCACTGGCTTTGCAACCATCGACGAGGCTAAAGCATGGGCTTGGAAGCACTACAACGAGAAGATGCAGCCGTATGTTGTGCCTTCTCAGACTTGGTTCAATTATGAGACTGAACAACCAAGGCAAGGCGATAGCATAGTTATAGCGTGGGTTTGGATGGGGGATAAGCACACAATATGGCTGGAAAGCTATAGACCTGCTGAAATCGATTATCTCGATGACTGCTTGGAAGTTTACTGGTCATTTTCACCATTTATAAAACAAGGAGAGTGATGTGACTAACGAACAGATAAAAGAAATCGCAATGGCGAACGGATTTAAGCTCAAAGAGCAGCCAAACGGTGAAGTGGATTTGAATCCTTATGTTTATGATTTTGCAAGGGCGCTGATGATAGGCAGTTTGCAAAACATAAAAGCAAGCGTAACTCACCACAAGCCGAGTGATTATCACGGCTATGTTTGGCTGATTGGTTCTGAGATTAACAAGATAGAGCGAGGTGAATGATGACTAACTTACGACGACTGCGAATTGACCAAGTGGCTCGCAAGGTAGCTTTGCCAAGGTCAACGATTTATGAGAAAATCAAGGCTGGTACTTTCCCAGCACAATACAAAGATGGCAGCTCGTCTTTTTGGCTTGAACATGAGCTTGATGCTTGGATAATAAAAGTGCATAATCTACAGCTTGAGTCGGTACCAGAAACGGAACGTGACGAAGCCTGATATAAGTTAATAACAGTAAAATTAACAGTAATTGACCATAAACTAAAATAATAAGTCAATTATATCAATGGTTTAATAATCAAATTCGAGTCCGACCACTGGTACCAATATTTAGTACAAATCAGCCTCCTTTATCGG